TATCTCCGCCTGGCTGCACATTCCAATTGCATTGTCTTACCAGCATTTCTATAGAAAAGAGGATAGCGCCTACTATATCATCATTCTCTGACATTTCCCTGTATACCTCTATCCCTCGTTTTCCCCTTAGCTCATAGAGAAATTCTTCATAAATATTTCCGCCATAGCGCCGCTGCCCTATGCGACCTATCTCTTTGTTATTTGCCATCTGTTCTCACCTCACTTCCTCCAATAACTGCTCCTTCCCAGATTACTGTCTGACGGTGGCGCCGAATATGTCCAGCCGTTTTCTATTTCGCTGAAAGCGGAACTGCTTGCATCTACCATATCCTTAAACTGGGATTGTGGAAAGCTCTCAAGCTGGTTGAAATACATCTCATTCCAGTCTGCTGCCAGTATATCTACATTTCCTTTATCCATTCCTTCCAGTCCAAGCCACTGTGCCGAGAATGGTTCTGCTCTTGTAACCTTATCCCCTGATTCCGGCAATATCTTTACAGCAAATCCTTACAGAAATTTCAAAAAGCTCTGTGCCTGCGCCTTGCCCGCCTGTCCTGGGTCTTGAGGAAGGCGTGTTATTACTCTTCCATACTTTGCCTTGTCTGCAATGCAGGTCATTTTAATCAGCTCTCGTACTTCAGCGGAATCCAATCTGCGGTTAATCACATCAGCAACAATATAGCGTCCATTTTTGCGTTTACCGATTAGCACACCAGCCGTATATGCAGGTTCTCCGTCTTCGTCCTCCGAGGTTGCCGCTAAGTCCCAGCCTCTCGCCCATAAAACCACATCTGTAGGTAATACTTCTAGCATATTGACTTTAGTTCTTTTAAACATTAGTCCTGCTGCTGCCTTTATCTTCCAGTTGCCTCTAAGTAACCGTTCCATGTCAACCTCTGTCATTGCCTTCAAGTTTGCCAAATATCCAGGATCGCTTTCCATCAAGATTTTATTATTTTCCAGATAGCTTGCAATGAATGTAACACTTTTGCAATCCTCCACATTGACCTCATATTTCTTTGCTAACTCCTCAGGAGTGTTTTCCCAATAGATGACATCATTTAGCACCACCATCCACCTTACTTGCCCTGATCGTTCTGGGATTGCATAGCCAGTTTCCTGGTCTATCCACCAGTTAATAAACTCTGCTACCCATGAATCCGCATCAGGGTTGCAGGTCGCTCTCACATACGGGCGAATGCCACAAGTAGTTCTGTTTCGAGAGAGCATATACAGAAACTGATGTTTTGTGAAATGTGTCAGTTCGTCAAAACCGATATAAGCAATCTCTGTGCCTTGCCATGATTTGAGGTCCTCATCTCTTTCAATGTGAGCGAAACTCAGCTTCGCACCACCATCAAACCTCCAATGTAATTTCGGTGACTTCCGTGAGTGGGCATCTGGAATCTGTCCAAATATCTTATTACTGGCGTCCCACAAACCGCCTTCTGCCGTTATCTGATTGTAGTTATGGCGAAATATCACAGCACCAAAACCTCTGACATCTTTGTGTCGAAGCGACTCCAATAACAAGGCATACGTCTTCCCTCCTCCAGCAGCACCTCCGTATATGATAATATCAGCCGATGATGCCATAAACTGCGTCTGAGGTCCAGCCTGGGGTGCAAGCTCGAAGACATTTTTCTTATCCCTTCCGTTGTTTGGCAGATTAATTGCTGGATATGTTATCTCGACAATTTCACTTTCTTCCTCTGGTATGAAACTAAAACGGTTCAAATCTCCAGTCAATTCTCCAATCAACCGGATAGCAGATGTGTCACCTTCAACCAAAGCCTTTTGCATAAGTCGGACAACAACCGCTGTTTGATAATTCTGATCTCCCTTTTTGATGCCAAAGGCTTCCAAGTTGAGCTTATTTTTTTGTCCAACCACCTCCATTGACATGAGAACTTTTGCTGTCTCACGCATGGTTTTTTTTGCCCTTCGGACCTCCCCAGATTTTATGCCACCGTTTCTGCCCCTCTCCTTTGCTTCTTCCTTGGTTCGTACCGGCTTCAAGTCCTTCTGTGCCACATCTGTCACACCACCTTTCCATAGGCACAAAAAAGGAACTCATTATAGCCTTTTTCAGCCTTTTTCGAGTTCCCTTGATGGATTTATTTCCTATTCAATTTCCATGCTTCTATTCCCCATACAGACAACTGACTACTTCTATTCCCTTCTCTATTGCCCTGGGTATGTCTATTCCTATCTGCTTATAGAATTCTGGATGCACTATGCACTCATACGCCCTTGCCATTGTATCTCTCTGTGCCTTTGTTACATTTATCCGAAAGTCCTTTGCAATCCGAAGAGCTTTCTTCCATTCCCCAGCTTTTACTGCTTCCCTTACAATATCTGACTGCTTTACCAACTTTCCATATCTTACTACCATATGGACAACTCCTATAATCTTAATATATCAACATGGGAATTGCAGAATGCGGCAGTCTCTCCATTTCCCAGATCCAATACCAGATACTCGTTATATTCATCTCGACTGTTTTCATCAGTTTCCAATCCGATTTCAATAGCCCGATCCCCTGTCACTACTTCAAATCCTTCAATCTGATATTCAATCTCTGCTACCTTCTTGCTCTCCTCTTTATACTTAACTCCGTCATATACTTTAACTTTAACCTTCATAAGTGCTACCACCTTTTCTTTGTTATTTATCGTACTCGTAACATAGCACCTACGTTTTTTGTGTCAATAGATATTTATAAAATTTTTTATATAAAAAAGCCAGGGCAAATTTTACACTGTCCTAGCTTTTTTCAACCATTTCTTCATGATGTAAAAAGTACAAACAAACCAACAACGACTATAACAAACCATACGATTGTAACTACAAGCTTTAAAAGCTCTTTTATAACCTTTTTATTCATCTTGATTTTGCAGATGGACTATGATATAGTTGCATTGGGGAGGACGACCTCCCCTTTACTTTATTGGATACTCTCAATAATCATTTTAATTACTGCAATAAGAGTTCCAATTTCTAACGCAAGCTGAACAAGTGCTCGAATCACTTTAGTCAGCTTGCGTATTTTTTTGTCCATCAACAACCTCCTCCTTCCTGTAATATGTATTGTTTAATTACAAACGTACTCTAACACATACACCATCATTGTCAATAAATTTTTCAAGAAAAATCATCTTCATAATCAATACTGATCTGGCTCCAGCTTTCTTCCTCTCTTGAACTGCTCGAAATCTGCCCATTCCTTATTCCCCACTTTACCTTGATTTCTCGCCCATGTATAGTAATTCTCCCATGAGCAGTCATCGAACAGAGACATCTGTTTTGGTTCCAGTGCCGCCTGCTCCTCAATTGTCATGTCTAGGTCTGTTTTACCGTTCCTTTTCCCAGTGAGAGTATGAACATCGAACACCCAATCCGGTATCCCTTCCACTCCCATGTGACATTTCGTGATGTCGATATGTTCAATCTCGCTTTCATCCAGGATGCGGTCCGGCAACATGAAATTGCAGGCTACATAGCAGGCATCCCGATTCTTCCTTGCTAGGCAAAGAAGCGTGATCGCCTTCGCTGCAAACAGAGGGTCCTTGTCATATCCCTTCCTGCCTTTGTTGCAGAAATCATCTGCCAGCTTCAGCGCAATTACCTCCTTTGTCATAATACCATAGCAGTCCTCCGCTGATACCACCACCAGCCGCTTCCACATATAGGTGTGGAAATTCCCGAATAATTCATAGGCAGCATATCCCGCCAGGTTTGGGTTGCTCCGTCGAATTGCTTTCTGTAGCATAGATGCCATGTCGTACATATTATGACCATTCTTAGTCATCAAATTATAAGCCATGTAATCAACCTCCTATTTTTTATCGTAATCGTATCGTAACACCTACACCACCGTTGTCAAATAGGAATTGACGAAATAACTGAATTATCTTGGTACATTTATCTGAGGCTTGTTATTCTTGTAATTGTACTTGAAATACTTCCCCCATTTCCGCTTCATATTCTCAATACTATCTATCTGATCCTGGCGCAGTTTCGAGCTATCTCCTCCGGCATTGACATCTTGATAATCTTTACAAATGATATATCGTGGCTTCAGAATAATACGATTATATAGAAGCTCCTGTAATACCAGGTCCAAATCATAATTATATTTACAGTTTTCATCTGGACGGGCTTTTAACACCTTCTTATACACCCACTTCAAAGAACCAGACGTACCCTTAAAGGCAAATTCACCATCATATCC